GGGCAATAGCTCTAGCTACATCTAGCCACTTATTCTTGTTGTCCATGCTGTTAGTTTCCTCTGCTCTGATTCTAGCAACAACCGAATCAGCGTAATCTTTAGTGCGTTGGGCAGCTCTCTTTGATGGTCCTGATCCCCAAAGTAGGTGAGCAACTACACCGGCACTTGGGTAGTTGTCTGAGTCTGGGTTTGCATCAGGGCTGTCTAAGTCAACTAGGTGCCTTGCAATCCAAGCTGCAATGCGTATCCACTTGTCATCGCTGACTGTGCCGTTTGCCATCAGTCTTGCTTCTCTAAGTGTTTGTGCAGTCACACCATCACCTGACAAACCCTCTGCGTGAAACTCAAGTCCACGCCGAGCTGCTGCCCTCATGTAAGCAGGGGCATCTTGGTTTATTGCTCGCTCCTCAGACAAGGGCAGATCGTCAATAAGGGTAAGGGTTGAAAACTTGTGACCAACCTTGGTGTCGGTTGCTCGCCAGCCATCCTCTAGCTCTCGGTAAACAACAATTAGGGCAGCAGGGTCATCCTCGGTGCCGTTGATTGTGAAGTCTGTGTCGGGCACATTGATTTGACCATCTCTGACAATCCGCTCGATCTTGCCCCTGGCTCTGCCTCCGCTGGAGTTCCAGGATACAAAGTCACCTACGCTGAGTGCATCAGGTGCAGCTCTTGATTCCTCTTTAGGCTCCCAAGCGTTGCAGTAGAAACCGCCATCAACATAGTCCTCCCACTTTTCACACCATGCCTTTGTGCCTTCATCGTTTTGCATTGCCTCATTGTAAAAGAAACAGTTGCCACAGGCTCGGCCCTCGGGCACATCCTCGGCTAGAGCTGGCCTGTAGTTGTCGGGCAGCTCTCGGTAGGTTTTCTTTTTTATTCTGCCCTTCTGCCTTTCGCCACCTGGCTCGATGTTCTCCTCGATAGAGATTGCAACCATTTGGGCGATGGCGGATTCCTTGTCAGGGTGGCAAGCAATTACTGAGTCATCCTCTTTAACAACGGCCCAGTCAGGGCACTCGGTGTCTTGGCTTATGAAGTAGGGTATTTAGTTCTCCTGTGATAGAACATGGAGGGTTTTTGTGCCTGAGTCTGTGATAGCCCAAAGCTCACTGCCAGCCCAAAGAATAAGCTGATAAGTTGCGGCGTTGTCTAGGTGAGCACCTGTGCTGGTAGTGACTGCCGAGCTACCGCCAAACCAAATAAAGTTGTTGCTGGACTTTTCGCCATTGTGCAATAGGACATGGGTTGGGTTATTGCGTGGACTAAAGATTTGTACCGATGCTGTGCCGACTGTGACTTGTTTTGTATCTAACATTAGACCTCGTAAACGCTCTCAGGATCTTCTGGGTTTATTTGAGCCACACCTTGCAACTGCACTGAAGGTACTCCGGTGTGTGTAATCTCTGGCAAGTCAAGGGCTGCCAAAACATCGGCAGGGCTGAACCCAGACATTACAAGCTTTTGTGCCATCCCGACTCGCTTGTCGGTTGCAACTAGCTCGGCTGCATCTATGTTCACATTGGCAAGTGGCACTCGGATAATCTCACCGCCGACAACTGGTGGTAGATCCTCAAGTCTGCGGATGTCGTTGATGGTGAGGTATCCAGCTTGCAGTCCTGTTGAGTAGGCCGAGAAGCGTGAGTTAGCATCGCCTCTAAGTAATCCGTCAAGTGTGAACTTTACAAAGGCAGTTGCTCCACCTGGCTCTGCTGCCATCAAAGGGGTAAAGGCTGACTCGAGCTTCTGCACGATTGGTCTGAGTGTGTGAGTCACAAAGGCGATGTTGTTTTGCTCGACACTCGAGTAAGTGTTTGTGCCTGGTAGTCCTAGCAGGTGTGGTGGGATGTTGAAGGCTCGGGCCACATCCTCAACTGCCATCCTGCGTGAGTCAATGAATTGTGCTCTGTCGTTTTCCATTGTGGTCTGCACAAACTTAGCTCCACCGGATAGCACGCCAGTCTTGTGGCTCTTTCGGAATCCTTTGTGTCTTGCATCGAAGCCGTCAACAAGGTTCTTGGCTTGGTCAGGTGTTAGGTTGCCAGGGAACTCGATGATTCCCGAGGTAGTTGCACCTTGACCAAAGAATCTAGCAGCGTAAGACTCAAGGGCAATAGCAAGTCCAAAGTTGTCTTTGAGTGCAGTGACCCGAGAGATGCCTCTGATCTCACCTGGTCTAACAACATCAGGGATGTGGATGCACTCAAGTTTGCTAAGCGGCTTTGATTCATCCTCGTTGATGTAAACAACTGAGCCAACTTTGTCTTTGCGAATCTGCACCTTGATTGGGTTTAGGACTGTCATGTTGACAACCTTGCCCTGGCGATCTCTAAAGACTCGGACAAAGCCGTTGCCATCAAGTAGCAAAGAAACAATCAGAGATCCATAAAAGGCCTCTTTTGTTGTGTCAATGTCTGGTTGCTGTACCCAAGCTGGGCGAGGTCTAAAAGCAAAGCGAGCACCATCTCTGCGGATGTATGAGTCAACCGGCAAGGTTGAGATTGTGTCAGAGATAAGGCTGACCGCTGAAAAGATTGCGTTTACCTTGAATACAGTTTCGCTGTTTACATTTGTGCCCGACTGGTTCAGCACCTCGAGGTCGTTGCCCCCACCCCAAACTGTCTGGAAGCTGATGCCACGCTGTTCAAATAGATTGTTGAGCACTTAGTTATTTCCTTTCGGCAGCAAGGCCAAACAAGACCAAAAACACGCCACCTACGATTAGTCCGGCTGGTATAAACATGAGTCCGACCCCAAGGGTGACTGCTACTGCTCCAGCGATTTGCAATGAGGTTCCCATGACCGCCTTTAGATAAAGAATTGTGGGACAAGTTGTTCAGACTCTACTCTACCAACTGTTGCCCTATCAAAGGCTATGACAGCAGCGACAGCGGCATCTATCTTGCGAGGTGAGCCTCTATGCTCTTTTACTATTCTTGGTCCCAAGCGGTCTGTCTTGATAACAGCGTTGCTAAGGTGTCGCTCGAGTAGTGCATCGCCGTCATGGATCATTGTCTGCTCGGTGACCGAGGTGTAAAACTTTTGGCAAGCACTCACCATACGGCTCGGGCTGGTTGAGGGAAACTCGATAACAGGCAAGCCCATCTCGAGCATGGCATCCATTGACCTCTGCCAGCGGTAAGGGTCACAGGCAATCTCTTTTACAGTGTGTCTTGAGCAGAATTGGATGATGGCATCCTCAACATCTTGGGTATTTACACGCCAGTCATCGGTGTCCTCGGGTTGCTTTTCCCAGGTCTGAATCATAAACAGGTAGGGCTTCTCGCCTTCTTTTGGTATCGTGCAACCTACCAAAGATGTGCAGTCACCATTGAATGAGCCGTCAAAGCCGACAATAATCTCCTCATCGGGTAGCAGTTCACGCTGCTCTGCAAGCGGTTGCCAGGTGCCGTTAGGTAGCCAAGCGTTCATCGAGCTAACCCACTGGTTCAATCTCTTGGTTCTAAACTCTGGCTCGGGTGTTCGCCTTACTGCAGACTCAAAGTCATCGGCAGATACAAGGTCATCAAAGCCAGGGTTGGCAGTTCGCCAGACATCAGGATCACGATGGTCTGCCTCATCCTGAGCTGCCCACCACGCCATAAAGAAGGCTGGGTCATCTACTTCACCACTTGCAACTCGCTTGCCGTACTGGAACTGGTTGTAGCAAATTGAATCCTGCCCTGTCATGTCAGTTTTTTGGCCAGCGGTTGTGATCGAGATGAGCTGACCGAGCTTGCCTCGGTTTCCCATCGCTAGTTGGAATACATCAAACAGGGTGCGGTCTTTGTGAGCGTGTAGCTCATCCATGATTACTCGGCTCGGGTTTAGACCTTCCTTTGAGTAAGCCTCGGCAGAAACGACTCGGTAAACGCTGTTGGTTGATGGCACAAAGATTGCATCACGATACAAGGTGCAAAGCTCTGACAGCTCAGACTGCTCAACCATCCTCTTGGCCTCGCCAAATACGATCCTTGCTTGTTCTTTTTCTGCTGCAACTGAGTAAACCTCACCGCCCTCGATGCCCTCAGCAATCAGAGAAAAAAGACCAAAGGCAGCCGAGCTTAGGGCTGACTTGCCGTTCTTACGAGGCATCCCGATTAGGGCAGTTCTAAACTTGAGTCCATCATCAGGGTCTTTGGCATAGACCATCTTGATTAGCTCTTGTTGCCAAGGTCTAAGCTTTAGGGCTTGACCGGCTCTACCTGCAACCCCATCCTTACCGATAGATCCAAAGGCCTCGGTAAACTCGATGGCGTACTTGCCGTCACCTCTGTCTATGCTCTCCTGGTCAACAGGTGTCAGATAGGTAGGTGGCCAACTATCCACGCTGGGCCTTTTTAGCTAGTAGCTCCTCGAGCTTGCTCTTGGTCTTGGCTGATACCAGACCGAGGCGTGTCCTGTCGGCTGGGCTAAACCCTAGAAGGCTAAGGCTTGCCACAATCTGCTTCTCGATTTCGTTAGCTTGCCGGAACCAAACAGGGTCAGTAGGGTCGGCTTCAATTTGTTTCTTGATTAGCTCTCGGCGGTCAAGCTGCTCACAGACAAGTTGCACCAGCTCGGTGTCGGTCCTAATGCTGATCCAAAGTTCACCGGCATCAAAGATAGAGTCCCAGAATTGTTTGCCTACTTCGCCTAGTTCTCTGAGCGGTTCTCGGTAGCCGTACTCCATCGGGGCAATGGCATCGTTCAGGGGCAAGGGTCTTTTGCCAGGGTTGCCCTGCAGGATCTTTAGCTCGACTGGCTTGGGTGGGTTAGGCATAGGTCAAGCTTACCCCCAAGGTATTGAACTGCGGAGGTGCACGCTAGCT